ACCCATTTGTTTACTTGGTCAAATAAAACCGACAACGGTATAAGTGTGTTTATCTTACTAAATGTTTTCCATTTATTATACTGTTGTTGAAACAAACGTGGTTCTGTTATTTCATTGTGAGTGAAATAGAACACTAACTGCATATCAAATAAGTTACCGTTATCAGGTGCGTGATTTAGGAAAGACTTTTTATCATAAACAAATAAGTTAAAGTCTTTCATAGAATCCATCACGTCTATTAACTTTAACTCATTGACTTGTTCACTATGATTCAATGGTATAATACAACGTGTCCACCCCACATTGTCACATAGATATAAAGCACTTAATTTTTGATTACAGGGATGTACTCTGTTATCTTCATAGATAGGGTACAATAGATAATTGTAACCCGATAAAACGTGTTTTAGTTCGTCTGTGGTATCTACTATGTGATTATCTTTCACCTTGGTATAGTTGAAGAGGATTGACTATTAATTTACGGATTCCTTTTATAGTCAAATCCGTTTCATTAAGTTCTTTGATGTTTTGTGTTTTCACAAAATCTTCTGTTCCTCTAATATACCAATTTATTATTACATTTTCAAAATATGGATTGTTTCGGTATTGGCTGAATAAATTTTCGTCTACCTCTGTAAATTTACCATCAACTCGCTTAACAAAGTAACGTCTTATAACATTACCATCAAGTTGATAGTTTATTTTTTTTGTATCAACACTCGGTAAATTTTGTCTTGGAATATTAATATCACCCATTATCATTTTTCCTTGTTGTAGCATCAATAGTAGTTTCCCAAGAGTCATATGTAAGTTGATGTTGTACGTTTAGTATGATATAATGATATCGTTTATCATACACACTCGGTAGCCCATCTGTGCTAAACACTTGTAGTGGTTGTAAACCACCAATGCCAGGTATTTGTAAATTCACACGAGTTTCCAATACAGGATTTATTTTAGCACCTTTTTTCTTGTCTTTTTCTTCATCACCATCACCATTATCAATAAATCCTTCTTTATTCATTCGGTCAAGGTATAAATTTACCCTATCATCAAATAAAGGTATTTTTTTAGCCTTGATTGCTTTTAAGACATCATTTGTTGTTATATTAACATCTTCAATATTTTCACCACCACTAAGAATTAAATCACCTGTTGATAAAGCATCTGCTGATGCAGTGTTAAAGAGTGATTGTTGTTCTTCCTCTGACACACGAGTTATACCGTCAAACTGTGTATTCTCCCCCGATAAAAAACGTTCAAGTAAATTATTAGGTGATTTATCTAATATTGGAATTGCAACACGTTTGGGTAAGACGTATGCGGTAGCATAGTCCAATGGAGAACGTACTATTACAGAAGAATCACCATCACTATTGGTTGAAGAATCATTTAAAGTTACACCACCTTTACCTGTATCATCTATTAATGTTTGTAGTGCATTTGCAGTATCACCTACTAGGTCAAATATTTTAATACCATTTTCAGTTTTGTCAAATAAAAAGTTGTTAATATTAGTTGACTCTACACTACTATCTGATTTACTAATACTAGCATAATACAACCTATCTGCAATTGCACCATCAAAATTTAAATTAAAGTTAAAATCGTTAATAACTGATTCTCTTTGGTTGACCTTAAATGTATATGTTAAATCTAGTATAGATTGGTCTGCGGTTATGTTTTCTTCGGGAAACAATGTTAAAGAACTACCATCATCATCGGGGTCTGTTGTTTCTGCTAAAGACAATTGAAATAAACCATTCGTGGATTTATCAATGTTTTTTACTATTTCATTTAAAATGTCAATTGGTTTCGCGTCTACTTGTTTTACAGTATTAGTGAATAGCTCTAAATCATAATATATTTTTCTCAAATCACCAACACCACCACTATCAAATTTCATAGGTTTGAATGCTTTAAAATCATAACCAACTTCTTCTCCAGCAACAGGTGTTGTAACTCTTTCAACCCCCGTAGATAAGGCCCGACTAAGATAAGCCAAGCTTTGTGCAAATGGAGCAGAAAAAAAGTTACCCGTTGTCGCAGAACGTGCAATAAGAAATGCCCGATTACCAACGCTTGTTGCCCTGTTTTCTATGTCATCCCGTGCGTCTTGTATTTCTTTGGCGGTAGTAAAGTCCAAGTAATTTATCACGTAATCATATGGTATAGTTTCCCATTGATTAACTATATAATCTCCATTTTCTTCTTTACTAGTCAATGGATATTTATGGTTATTTTTAAATATCAACACCTCAAGTGAGTTAGAATACACATACTCATTTGTTTTACGAATTGTTGATATATTCAATTTAATTTCAGGTAAGAATGTTTCTAAAAATAAAAATATTCTATCTAACGATATGTACCGTCTGTATCCAACTTTTGTATTTACATCTATTATTTGGTCAAACCCACTTATAGGGTCATTTATAATATTAGGGTATTTGTTTTTAACATTAGTGTTAATTGAACTAGTGTCAATAGATGTTCTCGTCTTATCTTGTTGGGTAATATTAAACGATGGTCTGTTAAATGTAGATTGACTAGATGTATCTGTTTTTAATACATCACCCGACGGTCTATGTGAGTTTAAAAAGTCATATTCTCTTCCATCTAATATTTTTTCATAGTAAGTTAATAGCCTATCATACACGGAGAACGACCTACTTGATTTTTTTTCACTATCATCACCACCCCCATTTGACGTGGGAGTTGCCGATAAAATTGAACGGCTACGTGATACGAGTTCTACCGTAACACGATAACCTAAGTTATCCGTCAGTTCTATACTATAAGTCAATACTTGTGCTATTAAATACTCATAGTTCCCACCTGTTTTTTGTATTTTCTCTTCTAGACTATTAATAAATGGTTTTTGGTTTCCACCATTTTCTTTATTTCGTTTTTTTTGAACGTAATCATTAATAAGTTTTCCTATATCAGCACCTGAAAATAAATCTAAATTTTTTGTATTATCATCCGAATAACCAAATTCTATAAAAAGTGTATTTCCTGGCCTAAAAAGAAACATAGAAAGAAAATCAAATTGTTCTTTTGAAAATATCTCAAAGGTTAAAGTACCTTTCGTGTAGTAACCAAGAGTTTCTTTTCCTATCTCTGCAGTAAAAGTTTGTAGTTGAGGTGGTGGTATTCTTCTTGGATTTTTTACAAATAGTTTTTTATTAGTATTTAATTCTCTACCAATCAATTGACGTGAACTATATGTTTCTGTTTGTGATGCAGTAATGTCAAACGAAAACCCACGAACTGATTTTAATAAGTTATTATTTTCATCAGTAAGTCCTATCTGATTTTGTAAATCATTTAAGTTATTTTGTTTTTTATCAGATACGGTATTATTAAAAACAACGTGTTGTAATGCATTGATACGAACAAATGGGACTTTTCTAAGTATATAAGATTTGTCTTTACCACGTTTATCCAATTCTTGTTGAATTGGTTCGGGTATAGGTCTTGCAGCTAATTCATTATTTGAAATTGCTATAATCATTAGTTTTCTTTTTTAATTTTATCAAAAACTAAATTTACATCACTAGGTATTCTCAATGTAGTTATACCCGTGGTATATAGTGAATCCCCTGATAGATTATTATAGGATGCCAAAACCCACCATAATCCTGCGTCATCAAAAACATCTTGAGCTAATACATCAAGACGTGTGTAATCATTTACATCTATAATAAAGTCATCACTTCTTTCATCAAAATTAGGTATTATCAGGGTTTGATATTGAAGTTTGTTATCGTTTCTACGTTTTGTATTTAAGAATCTTGTTCTACTCATACATTAACCTCCAAATGGATTATCTACCAATGGTTCTCTAAGTGGGAGGACTGTATCGGTAATAGTAATCTTATCATTTATCAATATATCATCACGTTGTACCACACTTGGTCTATTGAAACTAGGACGGTTGTCATTGGCTCTGTTATTTATATATCTACCAAAGTTTATTTCTTGATATGTAGGATTTTCTTCTGATTCAAGTAGGTTACCCTGTACACTTAAAGTGAGGATGGTTGGTTTACTATCATAAAAAACAGTTTCATCATTACCAATAACTTGAATACCTGTTAAAAATATTGGTTTTTTGTGCATATATTCAGCAATAGAAAGTCTTAAAATATTAGGTTCAATAAGATTATTGTTAGTGTATTTGTGTGGATACGCCAAACTTATAAGTGTGTTTACTTTGGAATATACTCTAGTTACATCTTCTTGATTTTGAACAACGACATCAAAACTAAATGATACATTCCTACCAACACCTGTGTATTGGTAATACGGTTCAGCTCTACCAAAAAATCTTTTTTCAACAAACGACGGTGTTATTGAATCAGTAAGTCCTGTGAAGTTAGCCATTCTAAATGGTAGAATTTTATCATTATTAGTAATATGAAAAATAATTAAATGAGACCTACCATTGTCTTGTTGTCTTAAATCCGAAACATCACCTTCACTTAAAGTAGTACTTTTATTTATTTTATAAAAATTTTCAGGAAAAACGTCAGCATTATCTCTAGGTCTACGTGGGTTGAATACTTTACTTAATACGGTGCCGGGATTGGGGATTGTTTGTCGTAAGGACTGTATTGCGTTAGATTTAAATTTATCTGCAGATGGTAATCCCAAACTACCAACTAAACTTGAACTAATCTGTTTAAGTATATTATTTTTAACTCCTGCTTTTTTAATAATGTCAGGTTGTGTTTGTTCGGGTAATACCTTCCAAGTATCTATCTGTGTTGATATGTCATACAAATCTCTAATTGGTAAGTTATCAATTTTGTCAAAGTTTTTATTTATTTCAATTGATTGTTCTCTTGATGTTTTTAAAAAGTCTAACAACTTTTTTCTATATTCATTTTTTTGTTTTTCAATACTAATCATCATTAATACCTATTTGACATTGCAATTTGACGTGATACTTGTTTCCCGTCCAAGTATGTAGTTGACTTAACACCGTTTTGATTTAAGTTTTTCAATAAACGTAACATCTCACCCATAACCACATTATCTTGTTCTGCTGTAAGTTGTTGTGGGTTTTGAGTTGCTATAATAAAATCACGTGGATTGGTCTTCACAACTTCACCACGTGGGGTTATAATTGCATCGTTTACTTGGTTTAACCTACCACCTGATTGAGCACCACCACCAATACCAATTGGAACATTAAACCCACCAATTGAAAAATTAGTAAATACACTACCACCACCAAGTAATCTACCTAAACCATCTACAAGACCACTAATCTTATTGACAAGTTTTTCTAACCCACCACTTTTCAAAAAAGTTTCAACTACGTTTGCTAAATTGTTAAACACTTGTTGGATTGTAGGTGATGCTAATACGTTAAAAAATATTCCCTGTATTCTGCGTGTGATACCTTCTATTCTACCTAATGCGGTTTCTCGTGTTGCTGCATCTACTCTACCCAATGTACCAATTTCTCTTCTAATTCTTAATTCCTTTTGTAATTCAGATACAGTTAGACCTGCGGCAGCGGCTAATGCGTCTGCTTGAAATGGGTCTAATTCAGTCAAATCTCCTATTTTTTCAACCTCATCCAAAACTGCGTTAGTAGCACCTACTATATCTTTTTCAAATGACAATTGTCGTGCTTTTTGTAAGTTTATTGTTTTACCTAATATTGCACTTGCAGTAAATTCATCGGTGAGTGATTGTTGAAAATTCAATAAACCATCAGATACTTTAGATGCAATATTTAACGCTATACCTAATTGTGTAGCCTGTAAAACTTGTTCTTTAAGTAAATCTATACCCAACACAAAACGGTTATTTACTTCGTCAAAGTTGTTTACTAAGTTTCTAACAACTGCAGGGCCTATTCTACCTAAACTTTCGGTAAAGTTTCCTAGTTGGTTTGATGCTTGTTCAAACGTTAAATTTGCAGATTGTGCTACTATTCTTAAAAATTTACTTGATTCTTGGGTAGAAAATCCAAACCGTTCTCCTATTTGAGTAACATTACCAAGTAATTTTGATGTCAATGGTATGGATGGTGAGAGTTCTGAAAACAACTCATTGGCGAACTCTGCAGTTTTTTTAATGTTACCACCAACTAACGAAGCGTTCTCTGTGGCTTCAATTAATACCTTATTGAGTGTATTATCTAAAATCCCCGATGTGGACGCTACCGATGCAATTGCTTCATCCGTAGCTATTATAGCATCTTTAAATTTATTAAAAATATCTAACAAGGAGATAGCAGGTAGTTTTAGTTTTTTAAGTATACTTAAAGAACCTACCAATGTACCTATACCTTTGGAAAAAGCCCCTATCTGTTTAAAAACTGATTTTGTTACTCCTATTTGACCAGCCGTTTGTTGTCTTGATATTAAAGTTACATTTTTTTTATATTTCTTTTGTGCGGCCTCTACTTTACTAGTATCAAATATTCCTTTAAAAAACCCACTTTTAGCTAACTTACTAAGACCCATAAACGGTTTGATAATTTTATTTGAGTTTTTGTCTGCGTCATTGTATATCTTTTTAAACTCATCATTCATCTCCTCTATAATCTTCTTACCTCGTTCAGCTTGAGAGCCGAAGTATTTTGCCTTAGTCATCTCTTCGGTAAGTTTATAAAGTTCTTCTAACTCCTGTCGTAAGTCAGCAGTCTTTTTAATACTTTGTTCTAATTCTCTTTGTTTTTCAGTAGCCATATGATATATTCATTTTATATAAATATCCACGAACAAAAAAACCCACAAAGTTGTGGGTCTATGTATTCTTTTTTATTTGTTGTTCTCTCTCTTCCATCATTTTATTATGTTCGGAGAAAATCATATTACGTTCTACCAAAGACATATTCATCAAGTCACTATATGAATAACCTTTACTACCTTGTAAAAAAAAGTATATCTGTTGTCGTATACTAATTCTATGCTTTAAAGGAAGGGTAAAAAAAGTTAATCCCAATTGGGATTTCTACCTCCTCACCCTCAACCTCTACTGTAAAGTCAATGTTGGGGGTCACTAACTCTAAAAATTCTCTAATACCTAAACTATCAATTGATAATAATTCTTCGTCTACAAATGTTTTAATTTTGTCTCGTTGTGTTTCACCATTTACACTTGATATTATTTTATATAAACGAGATGTCACTACACCAACAGGTAGTCCTTTTTCTTCTAATATATCAATTTCTTTTTGAATTTCATTTGCTTCTTTTGAGTTTAATATTTTAAGTAAAACTAATTTGTCAGACTTAATCAGTCTATACTCAATCTCTCTATTATTTTCAAAAAGTTCAGGTTTCCCTTTTTCTTTTAGTTGAGTCAAGTCAACTGTGTGTAGTTTACCATTAATTTTTACATCATATTTTGAACCATAACCTAATACCCGTGTTTGTAGTAATAATGCTTGTTTATCACCAACAGTTAAATCATCTACATTTACACCGTTAGTTACAATCACAGATTCTAACAATTTATCTAATACAATATTTTTTTCAATGTAAGACTGTGTGGTTAGGATGTCTTCATCCTTTGTGGTCATATAACGTATCTCAACTTCACCTTTGGCTAATGGTGAATCTTCGGGATATAATCTTCCTTTTGATGGTAGTGTAACAATTTCAGTAAGCATATAACGTATTTTTTATTAGTAATTTAAAACTGCGTAATCATAAGAGATAGTAGCTGTGATGTTTACTAAATCATCAGAACTATAATTCAATTCACCAAAATTAGTGGACTGAATAAAAGCCCCTACGAGTTTCCATTCCTCAACAAATGTTCCATCAGGGCCTAATAATCTTAAAGTTATTGGTTTTTTATAGTTAGTTGCGTATCCAGCAACTCCTGTTCCAAACTCATAGTGTTGTCTAAACCACTCAATTATTCTCTGTGCACCTGAGGGTACGATAGGGTCATTGAATACAATATCTAAAGTTGACCAAGTATATTTACCTGCAACATATCGTTTTGTATTGATGTAATCTATTTCTTTTCTTGTGCTTTCAATTGAAGGTCTCTGTGTTGATTGAACGATAAACGAATCAATCCCATCAATTGTCAATACAAACCTGTGTTGTAGTTTTGGTTCGTAATCATTGTAAAATAGATTGTCTAATACTGCCATTTACTATTCCTCTTTTAGTATAAATATCGTTGTCTTAAAAATTATTGTGGAAATTCAGCACCTGTCGGTAGTACATTGAAATCAAGTACTATGAACTCTGCTGCCCTTGCAGGTTGAATGAATATTTTACCAACTAATTGATTTCTATCAATCACTTCAGGGGTGTTTACTGTTTCGTCCACAACAACTCGGTATGCAAATAATCCTTGATTTTGTTGTACTTCGTCTAAATATGGTTCAACCAATCCTAGGAATCTATCTCTTGTTTGAGTTGTGTTTTGTTCAAACACTAAGAACCTAGATGTAGATGATACAAACTTCTTCAAGTTAATCAACAATCTACGTACATTGATTCGGTCAAGAGCAGATGATTTAACTTGTAATGTTTTCTGTCCATAAGCAACAATACCTTGGCCGGGGAATGACACGATTGGGTTTACCTTACCATTGTAAAGTTTGTCCATATCTTCTCGTTTTAGTCTCTCGTATAGGTTGATTGCTTCGGTAATACCACCACGGTTAAGACCTGCGGGGGCAAACCACTCTGCGGCGATACTATCATTAAAAGCATATACACCACTCATTACTACTGATGGTGGTACGAATAGTGGTTTATTAGTACTTGAGTCAATTACCTGTACCCAAGGATAATACGTTCCCATATAAGAACTATCGTATAGAGAAGCATACTCAACTGCTGTATCTTTGGTGTCAGTAATCCAAGTCAAGTCAGCAATATAAAATGCATCACTTCTATCTTCTATAATTTCTTTTGCTCTACTGATTACAGATGAACCGTATGTTTGAGTAACACCTGGCGTAGTCAATACATTGTAATCATATTCCAATGGGTTGGAGATAGCGTTTAATGCTCTAATGAAAGCAACACTACCACTTGATGTAGAATTTGTCAAGTCAATACCACCAACGTTAGTTGCGGACGATACACTTGTACCTACGTTAATTGGTTTGTTAGGAGTTCCTGCGTTAAATCCACCTTGGAAACCAAGTGTAAATCTACGGTTACTTTGGAATGTTGATGATGTCGCAGAAGTAGCAAACATATCAGTCGGTAAATTGAAATCAGAACTTGATACTTCAGATGTATAAACTGCATCATCAATAGGAGCTAAATAGTGTTTCCAATCTAAAGAACTATCAAGTTTAGCACCAAAGTGAGTTTTGGTTGAACCCGTTACATCTCCACCTGCACTCAATAATGGGAAGTCAGGTACTTT